GGCTTGAGCATCAGCTTCTGCTCGGGTATAGAACCTACCGCTAGGGTCAACAAAGCCCGGCTCAAGGTCTGGGTTAGCCTTGAGTTCATCAGGGTGCTTGGGGCCAGTCTTAAGGATGTTACCATCAGGGTCTCTGAACGCAGTCTCAGTAAGAGGAGCCTTATCCTTAACCCGATCTAGGAAGCTCTTGCGCTCTTCATCAGAGACAGTAGGTTCTGGAGGAGACTCTTTTTTATTACTTTTCTTGGTTAGTTCTGCTACACGACTTTGTATTCCAGCCACTTCATCCATGCCTATATCACCAGCAAGATCATCAGCGAGCTTAGTGTACTCTTTAAATTCTTGAATCTCTTTTGGTGTATATCCTCTCAGTTTAGAAAACTCCGAAGTGTCCCCTCTATCAACACCTTCTTCCCACGCTTTCTTAAGTTCAGGAGACCATGTTTTAGGATTACTTTCTTTTTCTTTGGACATTGTTTTGTGCGCTAAGTCTACAAACTTAACAATTTTATCTTGCACAAGCTTAGTATGCCCAGCATAGGGCTTTAGTACATCTTCTATGTGGGTCTCTGACAACGGCTCCCAGTAAGACTCCACTTTGGGGGTTTCTGGCTTCTTTGAGAAGACTTGACCGATCTTGTCTACAGCGGTTCTACCCGTACCAATCATCTTCTCACCAAGGGCTGTGGGCCTTCCCAGCATACCCGAACCTACATCCAAAGCTATGTCACCGGGGCTAAGTACATCCTGTCCCTCTATAGCCCTCATACCAGCACCAACACCACCCATGATGGTACCACCTAGAGCAGCTTCTGCAACAGTCCTAGGAAGCCCTACAGCCATCCCCGGCCCTATCAGGGTACCTGCCGCAGTACCGATCTTGCTTGTCCACGGAAAGGCCTTATCCTGAGCAGCTTTGGTTTCCATAATCTTTGTGCCAAAGACTGAATCTGAAAGTTGTTCTAGAGAGGTAATTCCAAGATGCCCTAACATCCCACCAGCAATAGCACCAGCAACACCCCCAACTACAGGAGAGGCTACTGGCCCAAGTATTGGAAACCTATTTCCAGCCTGAGCACCAGCCCCAACACCTGCAAGCATAGTAGGAATAGTGCCAGCACCTTCAGCCAAGGCTCTATTGAAGGTACCCATCTGAGATACCTCTGGCCCCTTTTTAGGCGCATCTAAACTGCCCAAAGGTTCTATGGATCTAGCAAAACTTTCAGCCCCAGCTGACATGGGAACTTCAGGTTTCTCATCGTCCCAAACAATCTTAGAGGTTTTAGGGGGAGCATCATCCCAAACAATACCCATTATTCAATACGCCCCTTACGACCATTCATAATAAAGTGAGTCCCGCTGGGAAGTCCTTCCGCTTCAGCTTGTGAAGTAACAGTCTTAGGATTAGTTGCCGAACCCTCCACTCCTTGCCTGACGGCCCCCCCAGAAGTCCTAGAATCTTTTACTTTGGGGTCTTTGTTCTTAGGAACAGCAAAGGGCTGCTCAGGAGAATTTATAAGGAGATTCTGGTACTGCTTAGAAGCAAGAGTACGAGCAGTAGTCATACCAGCTTCAGCATCCGCGAGCAGCTTTTTAAGACGCGCTTTTTCCAAACGATCTTTTGCAATATCTGCTTTAGTTTGGACTTGAGTAGCCTCCCACTCCAGCCTCTTTTCAGACTCACTCCCAAACCAAGCCTTACCCGGTTCAGGTGGAGGTTCTTTAGCAGCTTTGGCTCTAGCTCTTTCCATAATATCTAGATCTCTCAATTGAGATCTATAGTTATCTGCAAGTTTTTTATTGTCATTAAAGGATGTAACCGCTGCCCTGTCAATTGCAATCTGTTCAGATTTTGCTACTGAAGCAACAAAACGTTCATTAGAAAGAACAGCAGCAGCAGCCAAACGCCCTTCTTTAGCTAAAGTCTCTCTGTGCCGCGCATCATCTCTAGCTACAGTTTGACGTTGTTTCTTACCTTCCAAAGATCCAACCTCTTTGTTAAGCATGTCTTTAAAAGCTTGAAAGGCTTTGGGATTTCCCCTAGTACGGTCAGCCCCGTCTTTAATCATAGCAGCCAGCTTGGGATCAACGTCTTTGTTTTGCATCATATCCATGACAACAGTATCCGCATTCTCGGGAGTCATACTGCCTACCCAAAAACGTAGTTTTTCCAATTGCTTATCAGCATGTTCATCTTGAAGCTTGCCTGCTCTTTCTTGCCTCTCCAGAGCTTTTCCAGAGTCATCAAACATCTTTTCAGCCATTTTAAGATTGCCCTTACCAGCAACAATCTGCCCCAACTCTTGCATCTGTTGGTGCATAGGTTTTTTCTGGTTCTCGGGATCTGCAAAATATCTAGAACTAGCATCGCGGACGTCTTTATCTTGCTCAACACCTGTAACCATTTGCTGAAGTCTGATGGCCCCCTCTTTAAATTTAATCTCAGATTCTTGCATCTCCATTTCGCCCTTTTGGAGATTCTGAGTACCCTGTTGAAGCTGTAGTTGCAGCTTCTGGGTTTCCATAGGAAGTTGTTTAAGGCGCTCCTCAACTTGAGTAGGGAGGAGCTGTTGTTCAGCAGCAGCTTTTGCTCCTGTTGCAAAGTCTGTTTGAAGGATAGGCATCTTACGCTCCCCAGATGTTTTGTGGTAGGGCCATACCCGTAGTAGGATCGGCTACGTACCCACCCATAGGTTGCATAGAGGGTGTGTTGGGGTCATACCCTTGAGTATAATCCGTGTTAACAGTGGGATCTGTTATACTCCACCCGTTTGGCATAGAGTACCCTCCCGGTTGAGTACCTCCCATCCCCGGAATCTGGGCTTGCCCAATAGCCCCTATCCCTTGCCCTATGGCTTGCATACCTGCATTTCGTTGTTTGACCCTTTGCTCTTGGGCAGTAAGAGCAGCTTGTGCTCCAGCACTCGGACTCTGACTAGCTCCAGAGAGTTTAGACAGGTTAGCTACTTGCTGGTCAAAGGAACTCATAGCTGCTTGTTGTCCAAATTGTTGAACACCAATGTCACCAGCACCAGTCCTAGAGATACCACTTTTGGCTTGCTTAGCCTCAATACCCGCTAAACCTTGTTGAAGATTAAATTGATATCCCGGTGTACTGGTAGTCAAAGCTGGGTTAGCCATCAGAGCGTTTAATTGAGTAATGTACTGTTGCCTAGACGAAGCAAAGGGATCAGCCATAGCTTGAGCTTCTTGGGGAGACATCAAACCATTAGTTGAGGTTAGACCAGATACGATTCCAGCTATACCTTGTCCAGTCAACAAGGCTTTCATCATGGGGTTGGCACCTACAGAGTTCATAAAACTACTCAAAAGCCCCCCTGCTCCAACAGCCGTTGAAGCACCAGACAAAAGTTGTGATGCAGTAAGTCCAGCACCAGCCGCTTGTGTAGCACCAATACCAGCAGCAGCTGCCGCTCCTGCCCCGATTGCTTGACCTGCCGCATTCGTAGGTTGTAGTGGAGGGTTTCCCGCTGGAAGTTCAAGGGGATTTATTACGTTGCTTCCATCTATTCTTGGGGCTTCAGGGATTGTTGGAGGCAGTGTTTCAGGTACCCACCCTTGTTCGGGAGCCATAGGAAGTTGAGTCTCTACAGGAGGTATTGGAGGAAGTACTGGTTCAGAGTTCCAAGGTAGAAGTTCAGTCTCTGTAATTCCAGCAGCCGTGTTCTGGATTGGGTTTATCTGCACGGGAGGTGTGTACCCACCAACATTGGTAGCAGCGTAAGGAAACAACGTCTCAGCAGCAGTATTAGCCATTGCGGATTCTGTTCCACCCATGACATCAACCATTTCCGGCGAAAATAGTTTGTTGGAAACTGATGAAATATCACCAGACGGCGAATACCAACTTCCTCCCGGTGCGCCGCTGCCGGTTCCGCTTAATTGCCCTCCAGCGTAGGTCAGACCCGCGCTCAGCGCGGCTTTACCAACATCACCACCGGATAGTGCATAACTGGAGGCGGCAGCGCCTATAGGCCCACCAAAATATGCGGATAATCCTTGCACCGCCATACTTGCCAACTTGCCCAGTCCAGTAGAACCAAAGCTAGTATCTTTTTGCGTCTCTTGCCAGCGTTCCTGCGCTTTTTGCGTGCCTTGATCTACGAACCCTTGCGTGGCTTGATTGAAGCGCGATGGGTCTGTACCTTTTGTCCGCAACGCATCCGAAACAGCCCGTTGAGCAATGGCGTTGTAGTTTGAACCTTCGGTGTAGCCGCTGTTGTAAGCGCCTCTGTGCTCATCGCCAAACACCGGGACGGCAGCGGTCAGTTCTGCTTCTGACAGACCCGACTGCTGCCCGAGCTGGCGAATCAGTGCCGCAGTTGAACCCACATCAAAATTGTTCTGGTTGTACTGTTGAAGCGCACCCTCTAGCGTTGACGCGGCTGCTGGGGCAGGAATCTGCGAAACGTCAATCTGCCCGTTTTCACCCATTGCGGAAGCGGGGGCCACACGGGTTCCAGACGGTGGCGGCGTGTTTGTCCCACCAACCATTCGCCCTGCGGAGTCTAGAATGTAATAGTAGGTGCCTCCGTCATCACGTATTTGCGGAACGTAGACAGCATCGGGAGGGTCATTCACTAAAACTAGGCTATCACCCTCGTAGGTATAGTAGGCCATTTTATACTTCTCCTGTTATTCTAGTTGTGGATCTCTTTGTTGTTCCCCACCTTCAATGTCAACTTCAAAGGCAGCAAGTCTGTGTGGAACTGTTGGAACAACTAAAAACATCCAAGCCCTTCGCCTAGCTTGTCCTAGTTGGTATAGTATGCTTCTTACGTTACTCAGACTTACAGTTCTACCTGTAGACCAAGTTGTGAAGTCATCGTCCGAGTGATAAATAGTCATTGTGTCAGTAGCTTTGTCCCCCACTACTTCACCTTTCTTGTAAAACTTTCGGTTCATAGAACCAGAGTCCATGTTATTAGTAACAATTCTCCAGTAGATAGAGTTGACATCATCAACTCCAGAGCTTGTACTTATTGCGTATAACCCGCCGTTGGTGGGATGTAGTCCCCAAGTGGCGCTGTTGAACTCAGAACAAGACCATACTTGATAATAGTGTTCTGCCGCAGAATAGTAAGAAGACCACTGGTACCACTCTTTCTCATCTAGGTCATACACAAAAGTCAAGTCAAGAGCCGTAAGGGACATCACGTAGAAGGTGTGCCCCTCAATCTTAAACACAGAGGCTTGTATAGCACTGGTAGTATCAGCATTAAGGTACTTGTCTATGTACCTAGTAGAGATTTTAATTGGAGACACACCTGCTCCAAAGTGGTACACCCCCTTACCATGAGTACGGGCCTTACCAACAAACACAACATCTTGCTCTAGTTGTTTGATGCTGGCCCCACTAGCACATCCTATTTCGTTTTTGTAACTGTCTTGGCGGGCTAGGGGACTGCCGGGAGAAGTAGCAGCATCATAGAAAAACTCAGTACCCCACTCTCCAAATACACAAACATAGTTAAAATGCTTGACTATCCCAACTATCAGATCCGGGTCGGCTTGTGCTGCTGTATAGTTAACAGCATTCCAAAACTGTGGGGTTGAAGAAGTATCTGTGTCACTATTATAAATCAATCCGGCTTTTGTGGCTACTATAGTGTAGCCATCTAGGTATACAGCCCCAGCAGCTAAAGCCTGTGCTCCTGAAGGAAACCCTTTGAGGGCTACTAGTGTAGTGGCACTAACCCCCGGCCCACCATCTGTAATTGTACAAGTGGGGGCAGACACATACCCCGAACCGTAGTCTGTGATTGTCACAGACTGAACTACTCCACCAGTTTGGTTTACTGTACCCGTAGCAGTAATACCAGAGGGGGGAGCACTAAAGGTGGCTACTGGAGAGGTGTACCCAGATCCACCTGTCAAGATACTGACAGAGTATACCGAGGTATTATCGACCTTAGCAAAAGCTCCTGCTGCTGACAAAGTATACCCGTTAGTCCCATTATGTAAAAATAGGTAGGTATGGTCAGCACTTTCTGCCCAGTAAACGTTCTGTACGGTACCTACAAGCGATCCTACAGTGGTGGATACACCCCCGGTAGTCACTTTGTACAGAACGTTGCTAACGACCACGTAGAGGTTCCCAAACCAATCATAGGAACCTTGGGCTGTACCGGCAGCCAGAGTACCTGTAATAGTCTGCTTGACTAGTCCCGGCCTAAGTACACATTCTTGGTGTCCTTCCCGCTTTTCAAAGTACCCATTAACTGTTCTTGCATCCTTAGAGACAGATGCAGATCTAGATTGAATAGGCTGAGTAAATGGGATACGGAGATTAGGCATGGTTACTGCCCAAAGCGAGTAAAGTTCCTAACGTCAGGCTGGAAGAAAGTACTCTCATTTTCAATGTCCCAGTCAACCAACTGGGTACGGTACTTCTCTGCCCTCAACATAACCTCTTGACGATGGTTAACAGGCAAGCCAAACTCAATGGCAATTTGGTCAGCTAGGCCCCAAACTAGTGCATTCATCCACTCGTTGGGGAAATCGGGCACAGCAGAAGAGGACGAAATATCACTAATGGGTTGTTGTACAGTTAGAATAAGTTGGTAGTTAGAAGCTGTGGCAGAGTCTGGAGTAAGGAACACCTTTAGAGTGCTAGTACTTATTCCGGGGTTTAGGTATACCGAGTTAGTAGTTCCTGTGGAGAACTTGGAACCAAGAGCAGAATATTCCTGTTTACTAATAATTTGCATAGGAATGTCTACGTCTGGGGTTGCTGCCGTGTTCCTAAGAACAGCATAGATTAACCTAAGAGGTCGGTCTGTAGTTAGGTCACACCCCGAAGAACCTATAGTATAACTAGTTTGAGCAGCTACAAGTGGTAGGGTAATGTCAGCAACAGTCCACAGCTTAATGCCTTCAGTCATCCACTGTTTAACCATCAAGTTAAGGGCTTGTGCTGCGTTAGTTACTAGGTTAGCGTCAATAGTGGCTGCGGTATCTCCCGGCTCAACAACGCCAAGTTTCCGCAGAGCGGAGACGATAATCTGATCGCGTGTTATGGTGTAAGTGGTAGCCATTAGTGTGTTCCCAGTAAGTGCTTAAGCCAAGTTACTACGTCTGTCCAAAGTACTATGGCAATAAAACCTATTACAGCTATTACCCCATGAGAGGTAACATCAGTCTTCACTTTCTCCCACATCTCAGCCCTGTTCTTCTTTTGAAGCAGTAGGGCTTCAAGATATTGGTGAGAATCAGATCGCATGTGTGCTTCAAAGGCTTCCGTGATGACCTCTTTGACATCCTCCTTGTTTAAGGAAACACGCCTTCTCTCTTCAACCTCTGGCGCAGGCATCATTTCTCCGCTATCGGCTGAGTGGTCATAAAGCGCAGCACAACGATAGCCACAGCAATGGCCCCGCCGATGGCTGCTTGGATTACGGGTTGCACGGGGATCTGGAAGATGAAACCCTGCGCGACGGAAAGAAGCGCAACGATGATGCCGAGCCAGACTGTTTTTGATCTAAGGATGTTCATAGGTGCGCGTCCTTATTCTTCTTTGACTACGGGTTTGGTCAGTTCTTCAATCCTACGCCCAGCCGCAGCCAGCAGCGCCCTCAAATGCACGACCTCATTCAATGCTGTGTCCCGCTGCATCTGGACTGCTTGCACAATGTCCTGCGGCTCGGTTTTCAGTTCTTCGCTCACGGTAGTCCTTATGGGTGGGAGGATTTGTAGGATTGGAAGTCTGCGGCGAGTTCCTTGATTGCTGCCACCAGCAACGGGATCACATCTGTGTACTGCACCCCTAACTTATCTGGGTCAGATGCTTCAACTGCTTCCGGGAATACTGCTTGAACGTCCTGTGCAATCAAAAAACTACGGCGAGTTTCTTCTGAATCGGTTTTGAATTTGCCGATAACCGCACGAAGGGTAGACACTTTGTTGACCGCGTCCGTTATGGGTTCAATAATGTCTTTTAACCGCTCGTCAGATGTGGCAGTCCACGCGGTCGCCGCTGGAACAATATAAACACCAGTCCCCGCTGACGTAACTACCTCATAGCTTCCGTCTGTGCGGAAGGGGTTTATCCCAACATACCAACGCTTGGTGGCAGAGCCAGAGTCTGTTCCGTAAAGCTGCATATACGCTGATTTGGATGCCCCAGACTGCGTAGCACCGACCAACAAATATTGACCCCCTGTTGCGGAAACCACATCTAGCGACCCAGCAAAAACAGAATTCGCCCCAGTAAAATAAAGCGGCGTGTTCGTGCCATCGCTAAAACCTAAGTTGCCGTTGTTGTATATCTGCCAAGTCGTTGCGGTGGCATTGGTTTTTGCAAGGTAGATGGTTGGCTGAACTGTGTTGGTGACGGTGAGGGTGCCGGTTACGTTTGTTCCAGCAGTAGTCCACGACTGTACAGAGCCACCAGAGATATTTATCTGTGCTGATGTAGTGCCAACGAAACCGAGTAGTGAGCCGTTTTGTGATGCAGACGTACCCATCGACATCGTGGACGCATCAGAATAGAAGTACATCGGCTTAGGAGTAGCCCCGCCGTTTGTCAGTACCAGAACGTCACCAGCCGCAGCTTTAGTGAACGTACCCGTTGTGCCGGTAATCGCCCCCGTCACGCCGAGGGTGCCGGGTATGGTTACGGCACCTGCCGCACTTATTGACATCAGCGTGGTCATTGTTGCTGTGTTACCTGCGGTGCCAGACGCGGAGGATGTGAACCAAGTGTGAGTGCCTGCGTTTTGCTGGTAACGTGCGGCGTAACCCGTTCCGGCAAATTTTCTACCCGCGCCGTAATAGAGGTTGGAAACGACGGACATATCCGCCACTCCGTCGCACCAAATAGCGGAGCCAACAGTTCCGACTTCAATCGCCTTGCCAGAGTCCCACGCACTTGGGGCAACTCCGAATCCCCACGCATACGCACTCCCCGTCACCGTCATGCCTGAAGTGCCGAGGGCAAGGGTGCTTGAGAGCGTTGTAGCTCCGGTCACGCCCAAAGTCGTCCCAACCGTAGCCGCACCTGCCATTGCTACCGTGCCAGAAGCGTTGATCGCCGCCATCGTGCTGGTGCCGGTGACGGACAGGGTCGTTCCAACGGAAACAGCAGCCGCCATCGTCACGGCACTCAACCTGTCCCACGTTAAGACCGCACTACCCAATGCTCCCGGTGATGCACCAAACCCCAAAAACCATTTGTTGGCAGTTGTGGTGGCACCCACTACCCCGAAATCAGTAATGGACGGGTTTGCATCTTCAAAAGTTAGAGCGTTGAACCCGGCTGTGCCTGTTGTCACCAGTTTGGTGTTTTGAGTAACGCTTGTTGAACTAACAGTAAGTTTCCCACTCGCATTGATCGCCGCTGCGGTCAGGGTGCCTGTGAGTGCCGTAGTACCCGGTACAGTTAAGTTCCCAGTATAAGCTGTTCCATTACCAAACCGAACATACGTTATTGTGTCAGCGTCATTAAGCCAAGCCGCTACAATGCGGTTAGCTGTTGTGGTTACTCCATCTACAAATACTGTGTGGGCCATAGTGAAGTCCTAAGTTAGGGGGTAAAGGTTCCAGAGGGGGTAGCTTCTGGGAAAAATTGACCGGGAATAGCACATCCCGGTTGAGCATACCCCGGAATACTAGAGGTAGTTTCTGGTGTACACGCAGTCACTATGAAGGTATCAGAAGGCTCAGGTCGTGACCAAGGCACAGCCATCTTATCTACTGAGGCTCTTACGAAGTCTTGTGGTTGTCTAGGTTCCCAGTCGTAGGCACAGACCATAAGGTTGTCCCACCTCTTAGTCAGCTCTGAAGATAGGAAAGTGGTGCCGCATACGTCACACAGGGCTTTCCACTCACCACTTCTGTACCCTCTTGCCCCAGACATAATTACGTATTTCTATAAAGTTTAACGAGTTCCATTAGATTTTGACCAGCTTGAGAACAATAGAAAAAGTCACTGTGCCAGAAGAATACCCATTGGTGAGTAATTGGATCTTCCCAGTAACTCCTGATCCACTGTTATTTTGTAGCCCCCCAAATTTCTCAAAGTCCATACATCCTGCGTTAGTCAAGGCTAGTATATCTACATCAGCAGTAGCATCCCATACTAGTCTAACAGCAAGAGGAGTACCTACTGAGTAGTCAACAGCATTTACTCTAAATGTAGTTGGAACAGGTGTGAAAGAAGCAGGGTCAACCACTGTAATTGTAGACACATTACTTGTGTCTAAAATTCCAGTGATCTTCACCACAGCATTTCTTTCCCCATCTACTAGTATTTGAGTACTAAGTATATTAGCCATTGTCGACTCCTATATTAGTAAGAACGATCTTGGGAAGCCATTTCAAAATCTACAATAAGATCACTCGTTGTTGGAGCAGTAGCAGCAGATTTAAACCCAAATCCCATTCCCAGATTAGTAGCAGTCGGAAGGTTAGTTACTACGGTTTGTGAATAAACCCTAGCGTCATTTACAAATACATCTACTGCATCTTTACCATTGTAGTAAAAACCAAGACGAATAAAAGTACCATCAACCAAAGTAGCCACAGCAGATTGAGTAGTAGACGTAGACGCTTTACGAACTATAAAGTCAATCGTAGAAGCACCAGCAGCTTTATTAAAATACATACCACCCGTAGGAGTTAGGGCACTATTAGCAGCTGTAAGTCCTAGTTGGATTTGATCGTTAGCAGCCGTAGTAACTTTAAAGCCTGTGTAAAACCAAACTTGTTGAGTTGAGGCAAAGTTAAAATTAAGTGGGTTAGCAATGATTGCAGCAATGTCATTAGTAACACTAGACGCACCACCAACAAGAGAAAGCAAACCACCAGCACCAGCAACAAGACCTATAGTAGCATGTGAAGTAGTATTAGTAACTGTCCAATCAGCTGCTACGTATTGTTGAAAGTCTTCAAAGTCTAGACCAGAAGCAGTGGGATCGGGAGAACCAAACATACCTAAAGTTTGATTAACTTTTTGAGTAGATACACCCGAAGTAAAGCGAGTTGGGGTTGTCATTGTAAAGCTCCTTAGTTACGTTCTATTAAAAAGAACGCTGCATTACTACAGCGTAACTTAGAATTAATTATTATTTGGTACTAGATTTTTTAACGACTGTAGGCTTAGATGGCTTTTCTTTATAGCTTTCAATGCGCTCAACCCACTCATCTCCACCAGCGCCAAACTTTGCAGTATGCCTATCAAGAGAAGCTTCACGTGCCGCTTGTGCAGATGCAGCTTCTTCTTTTTTAGAGGGGGTTTTGCCCTCAGGCATATCAAAGAACTGCCTCATGTTAGGAAGCTTTCCAACCGGAGGCCGTTTTCCTTTTGCTGCTTGAATTTCAAAGCCCATATAAGGACTCCTTAAAGAATTAGTGGGAGGGACGTTTTAAGCCCCTCCCGGTACTACGTTAAAACTTACGGGCCGTTAACGCCCCACACGGCGCGGGGATCAGACCAGCCGAACGAGTAACGCTCATAGCCTTTCGCTTTGGCATTCATGGTATCAAAGTCATTGTCTTGGTCAAACATGATAGCGCACCGTTCGTAGTGCTTCATGCCAGTGCCACCCGGAATAATGTTACGGATGAACCAAGCGTGAGCAGCTGTAAAGTAGTGGTTGACCTTAAAGCCACCCGGAAGGTAGTTACCTGCCTTAATGACGTTAATGTCATTGTTGGCGTTGCCGGGTTGGTACGAGCTGTGCAGAATACGTTGCGCGTTGAAAACTTCGTTACGAGCAATGTGAAGCGTATTCGGCATGACAGAGATCAAAAGGCCACGGTCATTTGTGAAACCCATGATCGCAATCATCGCATCTTCAAGCGAAGCTTCACTAAGGTCAGCATCGACCGCAGGACGGTTCGCAAAAGTGCCGCCAGTCGTATTCGGGTGTGCAGTGCTGCAAAGAGCAACACCATCCCCACCAAGATACGTAGCGTTAAACGCTCGGTTAAACACGTTCGCACCAATGTTTTCTTTGGTTTGCCGGAAAGACATGGCAAGGGCAGCAGCCCGATTGCGCGAAACCTTTTCATACAGATTGTCGTCTTGCTCTTCTCTCGTAACGATGTAACCCATTGCATACGCAACGTGCGTGTAACGGGTCACAAAGCCTTGAACTTCCGAGTCATAGCTGACACCAGAAGATTGGTTCTTAACAGGAACAAGACCAAACCCTGTCAGTTGAACGTCCTCTTCATAGTTCTGCGAAGAGCTGTCCGTATCAAACAGATCAGTATATTCAGTAACGTGTTCAGCGTAAGTCTGACCCCACCAAGCCTTAATACCGGGCCATAGTGCTTTGGGGTGTGATGCAGTAGTGATAACTCCAGCCATGATTTTCTCCTAGGTTACGGTGCGAGGTAGGCAACAACTGTGCCTGACGCGCCGTTAGTAACACCGTACTCATGGTAGTTCCACTTGCAGAGAACATCCACATAGGCACCAACCGCATTGTCAGGACGTTGCACAGCCCCAATAATGCGAATGGGGAGAGTGGCAGTCACAGCAGGGGAGGTAAGAACCATAGTCGAGTATGGAGTAGACGGAGTGTGAGCAACGCTGGCTGAGACCGTGACAGCCGCATTCTTATGAAGGTCAGTAACAGCAACAGCAGTGCTATCAAACTGAACTTCAAAGACCGCGAGAGGATCATCCACAACAAACACATACCGAACAGCAGTACGGGTACCTGCAAGGATATAGGTTTGGGTAAGGTCGAGGGTGGCTGCAACGAGAGAAACTCCCGCCTCAACCGGACTAACGCCCACGATAATGCCCAGCGGAAGAGCAGAGGTAGTAGCAACGCCACCCCATTTTTGGACGTAAGGAACGCCGTTGGCATCAGACGATGCCGCCGACATCACGCAGTCCCCAATAGCATAGCTATTGGACGTATCCGAAGTCGGGATAGCGTACATGCGCCCCTTCTCTGAATAGTTGGAGCTGTGTAGAGCACCGACAGGGGAGAACCCTCGCGGTGTGTTAAGGTTAGCCATAGTTTAAAACTCCTAGTGTAGTTAAGATAGTTTGATGCCGCCTTGGGGCACATAGAAGCCGGGTTGTTCTCCGACTACATTTTTGCCACTCCGAATAGCATTATCAATCTTGTCGTTACGCGATTGTAGTTCCGCCTGATCTTCGTCATACCATTCTTGGCGGATCTTCATCAGGTATGCGTACATCGGTTGGCCTTCCTTGTTCAATCCAACCAGAAAACGAATCCTGCTATCTCCCAAGTCGCCGTTCCTAGAAACGACATTCTCGGACACTCCACTAATCTCACTAGGCTTAACGAAGTCATATCCGTTGTCCGTAGCGTCTGTAATACGAGTCCCATCATCATTCATAATATGAAGATGGAACCCCGGAATTGTTCCCTCTACTTTCAGTTTGCCTTGCGTACCGTTGAATACACCACGCTTTCGGCGGGTCATTCCATCCGGGGCAGGAACTGACGGAGGCAGTTCAATCCTAGCAGCAACTGCTTCTAGGGCACGTTCTTTCTTTTCTTCCAAGGTATAGGCTCTGGGCATCTTGTACTCCCTTACTCTGACCAATCAAACTCTTGAACGTACTGCTCTTTTGTCATAATCTTTTGTTTCACAAACCTGTCACAAGCAGCTTTGGCTTCAGAAGGCAGATTCTGGTAACTCTTTGCAGAGCCTCCAGCAGTTTTACCCCTACCACTACCGGACTCAGCCCCGTAGTTAGGAGTACGACTCTCCTTCTCACCAAACTTCTGGGGGAGTTCTTCCCGCAGAACCTTGTCTAGCTTGTCTAAAAAAGTCTTACCAGTAAGACCCGGATTCTCCCTACGGAGAACTTCTCCCAGAGCGTTGGTTTGGGCTGTAAGCCGAGCGTCTTTACCAAACCACTCATTGTTACCCAACCAAGTCTGTAATGCCGGATCTACAGCTATTGTCCCCGTGTTCCTAGTAACAACTGCCGCTTCTTTGGCACTGTCTTTTGCTGCCTTAAGGTCGTCCTTAAGACCGTCAATCATGTCGTCTACAGCAGTTACTTTGGTTCCATCACCATCTGAGATGGCTTGACTACGAGCAGACTTGAGAGCAACAATCTGACCTTCAAGATCAGAGGCTTTCCGTTCGTAGGACTCCTTCTGGAACTTCTTAAACTCCTCAGTTGCCTGACGAAGTTCGTTCATGCTAGCTTTAGTATGATTAAGTTCTCTTAGCAGGTTCTCATTGTTCTTTCGCAAAATGGGCAGGATTTCCCTACCCCGCTTTACGAACGTCCCTGCATCAACCCAATCTTTCTCATCCCCACGGAACTTGTCCTTAGGTACCCAGCCTTGCCCTGATGCTTCTTGAACTACTGCTTCATCAGGTGCAGCACTTTCTTCTTGACTTTGGTTCTCATTCTCAGCCATTATTATACCCCCTTAGTAAGGTGTGGGTCAACTAAATCTACGTCATCGTCTAGGACAGCGGTTACATCCCCGTCATTTACCATCCGGTAATCTGCTCCATCCCGGCCTGTGTAGACCAGTCCAGCAAACTTAGCAAAGGCCACTTTGTCCCCCACCTTGCACCACGGCTTAAACCCGTCTTCGAGGTAGCACGTTGGCCCCATTGCTACTACTACTCCGGTAGTATTAGCCATCTGCTCTCGTTCCCGCAGGTTGTCCGTAGCCATGATAATGCCGCTGGCAGTCTTCTTTGCAATCTGTCGGGGAAGGATCAAGATCCTGTGCCCACAGGGATTAATTCCACTAGTGTTCATTGTGTACCCTCTCTTCGTATAAGTCGTTGTACTGCACATCCATGATTAGGGCAATGGCTTGGCACCTTCCCTTAATCATCTCTACTTGCTCAAAGTTGTCGTTAACCAACCCCTCTTTCATTCGTTCCCTTTCCAGCTCTAGTACCTTCAGAAACTTCTTTGTGATGGCACTAGCCCTCCAATCATTGAACTCTTCCTGAGTCACTGCATTCATCCAACCCTCCTTTACTTGGGTATTGCTTCTCCCTTACCGGGTTCTTCCTTCATAGCCTGAAATACCTTAGTCATAGTGTCAATGCTGCCCAAGACACCGTCTCTACGCTCACGGGACAAGGCAATCTGGGTATTAACCTCATTAATCTTAGTTTGTTGGCCTACGGTGGCGGTCTCAGCTTTGAGTTTCTCTGCTTCGGCTTCAAGCTTGTGTATCTTGGCTTGACCCACTTCTGCTTCCTTCATCATCTTCAACAGACCAAGTTTAAGATTAAGTTCATTCTCAGCCTTAGCTGTCTCGGCTTTGATCTTTTCCACCTCAACCTTGGGGTTAGTGGTAGGAGGAATGGCATTGGGGCCCTTGGGGTCTGGCAATATACGGTCAACGTCTGGAACCTTAAGGGCTTTAAGAAACTGTTTTTCCACTTCGTAGCTATTGTACAGTCCCGGAGCAGTTATCATGGCTTCCCTCATGGACATGGCTTGAGTAAGTCTTAGGCTGTCAGAAGTAATGCTAGGATCAGCAGCAGGACGAACATCACTAGAATCCCCGTTGTAGTCGGTATTAAGGATCACCCCCTTTCCATTAGCGTCAGATACAAAAGCCTCACTTTCCAGAATATGAAGCTGGTTAAGGCGGTACATCTTACGGAACTCTTGCTTTAAGGAACGATACGTCCTCTTAAAAATGCCGTTAAAGACCTTCTTTCCTTCCTCTGCCATTGTCCTAGTTGTTTCAGCTGGAGTGTTCTGTCCGGGGCTTTGACCAACCAAGATGTCAACAGCGCCTCCGGTACGTTCCCCATAATTGATAAGCAAGCTGAGCAGCGTAAAGAGCACTTGACTAGGCTCCCGTACTGGCAAAGGCATAATACCTTTTCGGAGGTCGTCACCCGTTGTGTCAACGTGTTTCCACTCCAGCGGGGCAAAGGAGTAGTTGCCACCACGTACTTTAATACCCCTAGACAGGAAACCACCAGCAGTATTAGACATAGTCCCAGCGTCCACAAGCTGGTTGATAAGAGTATTAATAGACTCGTTAAGAGGGCCAAGAAGAACCCCAAAGCCCAAGTCATAGAAACCCCCATCAGGGCTAGGGATGAACGGATACTTAGTAAAGCACTGTTCCGCTTTGATGCTGAGAATCTTGTCATCTTCATTCCTTTTAATGCTGGATTCAAAATACCTTGATACGATACGGGCAACCTTTTTTGTATCCCGTCGAACGTAGATAATGTACGGTTCTTCATAACCATCCCCATCAAAGTCAAAGGTACGGTGTTGTTCTAGGATTTCGTAGGGGGTACTGTGGTCTTGGGCTTCTGGGGGAGTCATACCCTGAGCTTTAGATTGTGCTGCTTGTAGGGTTTTGTTGTTTCCAAAGTTAGTGACAACGGGACGATCTTCCCCTACGTCTTTCCACAAGCCACGCACTACTCGTTCGTAGATATCGTTCTTGGAGTAGTACAGGATGTGGGTAACTCGGGGGGAGGTGTCTAGGCTCTTAGTCCAGTAGTTGACTACCAGATCTTTAGCCAAGATGTTTTCACTGACGTTCATACCCCGGATGGGGTCAAACATGGTTTTCTTAAAAGCACAGCCAATGATAGGCTGGGTAATAAGGGCTTTGTCCATCTCACTTTCCCAGTCTTCATCTTCTTCAAGAATCTGGTAAGACATGTGGGACTCAATGCGTTCTGCTCGTTTGGTTTTTTCGCCATCCACATCTTCACCAATAACACGGCACTTGACGGGCGTATCACCACTAATGAGCGTGGGATAGGCTCTTGCGTGGTATTGCAGAGCAGCAATAGTGACCAGAGGAAACTTGATGTTGCTTGCTCCCACCCAAGGGAAATTCTTGGATTCTGCTACTTGGAGGGCTAACTTCATGCTAGATTCCATGCGCTTTTCCCAAGTACTACGACTCTGGAGATCCACATCAAACTCTAGTACAACCTGTTGTCCGATCTCCGTAAGTTCCTTGTCCGATAGGAGGTCAGCAATGTTAGCCTCATAAATAAGGTCAGTAGTCTTAAGTTTGAACTTTGGTTCATGCATATCTCAGTAGCTCCTAATACCCTGTTGTCAGGGATCGTCCAGTTTGTTCGTCGGCTTCGTACTTGGATTTCATGTCCAAGTAGTCTTCATCTTCTACCTCCCTCTGGGTAGGAGCCTCCCACATCTTGTCCAGCATCAGTCCCATGTAGGCCCAAGCATCTACTTGGTCATCGTGTTTATCCCTAGGGAACCGCATTAGTTCATCTTCAAAGTTCTGGTACCATTCCGCTTCTTTATCAAACCTGACAGCACCAGCCCTCATCCTAGCCTGTATGCTTCTGGCCCTAACCATCTTTTCATTTGTTGGGGTAAGCAGGACAGTGTTAATAAAAGTATTACGCTTGAGCATCTCTGTTCTTAGGAACGGCCCCAGAGACTTCTCAATCATCCCCTTCTCAATCCCAAACAGTACCGGCTTGTAGAATCTTTGGAGCATCATCATTGTGTCGATGATCTGTAGGGAATCCAAACGATCTTTGATTACATGTACACAGTATAACTTACCGTCCTCATCCATTCCGCCAACTACAAAAGCTGAGAAGTCAGATCTTTGGGATTGGGATACTGCCAGATCGCAAGTGATATAGTATACCATGCTTTTCTTCTTATCGTCTACCCGCATAGGAGCAAAGTCTTCTCTTCGGAAATAGGTGTTCTGTTCGTCTAGGGGAATGTTGAGCATCTCTTGGGAGTACACATCGGACAGACCTTGCCTAGCGTAGTCCTCCTTAGACGCTTTAAATTCTTCCACAGACTTCTTTTCAGGCCATAAAATTTTGGAATAGTCATTTGTAAAGGCACGGTATTTGACCGACTTCCAAGGTAGTTTGGCATTGCTGTACTCCTTTAGATCTTCCCTGACCAGCTTTTTTAATCCTCCTGTAATACCCTTTAGCAGGTTCTCGGGCATCAGGTTTTCCAGCAGACTGTCCAAATGCAAGATAGTTCCCACAATCCTTATCTTACCTTTGTCTGACAAAGCTGGAAGCAAGGCCCCATAGAACCACCTCTTGAACTTCAGCCTCCTATCCCGGTTCATAACAATCTCATCGTTCTCCATGTCGTCACCAATGATGAGGCCGGGTCTACGGTTCTTCCATTTTAGACCCCGAAGCTTCTGTTCACTGCCCTTTGCCTGTATTCTGAAGAGGTGTCCATCGTCCATCTGGCAGATTAGGTCGTCTTCTGTGTCCTTTAGGAAGTCTTTTACCCCAAATAGTGACCTAAGATCTTCATTATCCAGTAATTCCTTCTTGATATCCCCAAGAAACTGTACAGATTGCCCCACAGTATCCGAAACAATGATGATATAGGACTGATCCCTGAACAAAGCAGAGGCTAGGGTGTACGCATGGGTCACAACTGTAGACTTTGCGTGGTTCCTAGGGGCAGCAATGGCTATTTTAGGGTGGGAAGAGCACACATACTCCCAAATCTCCCTGTGAAACTCCCCTGTTTCAGAAGGATCATCAAAGTTTTTACGAAGAACGGTGTTAACGAACCCTTCTA